ACGATGTTAATACCACCACACTTCGAAATCAAGATCTTCGAAATTGTGTAGATGATAGCAGAATCGATCATCTTTGTCTGCCCAGTGGAGATTGATGATGTCGAAACCTGCTTCCCAAATCTGTAAATCGAAGGCTTGAAGTTATCATCGAATCTAACAACAAGAGGTATCTCAAGATTGGAGAGGATGTCGTTGACTGACTTGTTGATGTAAGGGACTACGTTTCGTATAATGTAGGACTTCACACCATCGTCAGAGATGATGTTCTCCATGACGTTGTAAAATCTTATCGATTTGTAGCAACGCTTGATATTCTCTCGAGTTTCCTCAAGTTTGTCGTCATACTTCTTTATAACAGACCTCTTCGCTTCGATCTGTGATTCTTCCGCAACATTGATCTCAGAGATCTTGATCTTGATCTCAGAGATCTCTGACTTCAAAGTGTCGATCTTCTTGGAAAAATCACGGATTTTTTGATCAATCTCGGAGAACTCGAAATCTGGGAGAAGGTCTGATTCTGTGAAATCTTCGAAGTCACCTTCAATGATCCTCATCTTCGCATTCTCCATTGCGAGGTTTTTATGAGAGATTTCCTCGATCTTCTGACGAATGTCCTCGTTATACTTCTCTCTCATGGATTCCAGATTGGACTTTTCGTTCGTGAGTTCTTCTTCAGATTCTTCGGGGATTTCCACATCGGAATCTTCAACGTCAGAGACTTGATCAATGATGTAGTTCATCTTTGAAATCTGAGAATCTCTCAAAGACTTCTTTTCAGAGATCTTCATCTTCAACTCATCAATCGGTGTGTCATAATCGACATTTTCCGAAGATTCGAGAACATCCTCTTGGGAAAGATCGTGCTGGAGAAGCAGTGTGGAGATTTCCTTGTCAATGTCTTCAATACCAATCTTCGAATCTTCAATGTCCGTGTCAATTTTCCTTATTCTCGAGGTCAGGTTCGTGATCTTCTCGTTATACTCAGAAACGATCGATCTGTATTCTTTCTTGCTCTCTTCAAGTTCTGAGATGTGAGATTCGATATTCTCAAGTTCATCTTCGAATTCACTGATCTTGGACAGAGACTGAGGATCTTTGAATTCTGATCCACATTGATCGCAATGGCCAGATTCATAAGTCTCCTTCTTTCTCTTTATAGATTTGTATGAAACGTGAAGATCTGCAATTTTCGTAGAAAGATCGTCGACGGTCTTTTGAGCGTCATCACGCTTCTGCATAGCATCATCTTTATCTTTCTGAAGATCTTCCTTTTCCTTTACAAGGGAAGTTATGGTTTCACGAATATGATCGGATTCATTAATCTTCGATCGGATATCTTGCTTTACGTGGTAGACAGACCTCTCGGATATTAGTTCGGAAAGTCTCTCCTCGTGTGTGGAAATCTCGGACTTCAATCGATCGATCTCCATCTGTAATTTTTCTGCTTCCTCCATTGCTTTCACTTTCCTTGCATATTCTCTATGCTTAGAATGTAAAGCGATCTTTGAAGATACCTCCGAAAGCTTCTTCTTTGATTCTTCAGATTCAGATTCGAGCGAATCTTTATCCTCATTCATCTTCGATATCTCTTCCGATAATCGTCGTATATCTTCCTTGAGTTTCTCGTTCTTCCTCTTGTTCTCATACGAGAGATGACGATGACGCTTGTTCTCGAGGTCAGAAATGGTCTCGTCGGTTTCCTTGATTTCCGCTTTCTTCTCCTCGATTTTCCCATTGAGTTCATCGATCTTCTCTCGAGAATCGCTATTTGCTTCAAGTTCTTCAATCTCTGCACGTAGATCATCACGAGTTTCTTCAAGAGATTGAAGCGAGAGAAGGTTGGTCTTGTGGATTTCCGATTGAGATTTCAGAGAAAGTTTTAAACTTTCCATCATGTCATTCAAGACATAAAAACCGAAGATTCTATCACGAATGTTCCTCGTATCTTTAGGAGACATTGATAGGAATGACTTGAAGTCATTAACAGACAAGCTAAGGATGTTGGAGAAGATGTGATAAGGAATGTCAACAACCTCCGCCTTGATCATCTTCTTTGTATCTGGAATCTTCCCCCAGTCTTGCTCTATTCCGTTCTTGTAGACACGGATCGTGGACAGCTTTGTGCGAGTGTATTCCGATTCGATCCTCCAGTCGTTTCCTTTCGATTCGATATCGATCGAGAGAAATCCGTTGCCGTTTATGTCGTTTGCGATGCTGTCCATTGTGACACCATCTGCATCGAAATAAAGAGCCAGTTTATGGAGCTTGATAAAAGATGACTTCCCACAACCATTCTTCCCAAGGATCATGTTGAGAGAACCATCACCAAGATTGTCATAATCGACGACCATCTTCTTGTTACCAAACGAGAAGATGTTCTGAAACTCTATCTTTTTAATTTTCATTGCTTATTCTTGATCTTCGGGCTTTGATTTTTCAGAGACTGAATCGTAGATCTTCTTGAGTGATTCCGAAATCTTCAACTTTGATTTCTCAGACAGGGGGATCAGCGTTCCTTGGATGACAACTGAATCGATGCTCTGAAGATAATCGTTGATGTAACTAAAGATGTCGGATGACAGTTCTACGCTCGAGATGTCTTGGAGATCATCTTCTTCATCTTCCAAGTCAGTATTGTCATCAATCTTCTGATTTTTATCGAACACCTGCTTGTAGTCGATCTTCTTATAACCTTCTACGGACTGGGTTATCCGTGGTGTCTGGAATCTCATAATGGTGTCGTTAGGGCATTGGATAACGACCTTATTGCCTTTCACGAACTGCAAGGCTTCTGATCTCCTCATGTCGAGGAACTTGAAGAGGTCTATCTTCACGTATCTTGAAGATACCTTGTTCTCGATCTTCTGAATCTTCCCAGTCTCAGTGTCAAGAATCACGATCTGTGGGACATTTCTCCATTCGTTAACTCTTGTGTGATAAGCACTTCCAACGTAGGTGATGTTTGCACTCTCTTGTGGTTTGTGGATATGTCCCATGAAGACATGCTTGAACCGCTCAAACTCTGACATTGGTAAAGAGTGGATCTCGGAAACCTCCTTGCCTTCATAATGGAAGCCAGAGATCTCGTCATGACCAAAGATGTAAGAAGAATCATCACAAATGTCGATCGCTTTCTTGAACAGCTCCTTGTTCCCATAGTTCGGAAGGAGGAAAGCAGGTGTTCCAGATTCCGTGAGGATCTTCGTGATGTTCGGGATGACATTCACTCTTGGGATCAAGGAGATCGACTTGTTATTGTTGATATGACGGATGTCCTTATAAACAGTATCGTGATTTCCAACAAGAACATAAACGTCGTTCTTTGATGCAAGTCTTAAGAAGATGTCGATGACGTTGTTCCCTGTAAGTGTTCCAACAGACGACTTATTATCAAAGACATCACCCATCTGAATGATTGACACATTCTCATCACACTTCTCATTCATTCTCTCGAGAAGTGGGAACAAGAACTCGTGAAAATATCTCACACTTTCATCGAGTTCTGATTGATCATTAGAAGCACGACCAAAGTGTAAGTCACCAATCAGTAGAAGATACCTTTTTAATCTGTTAGTGTCTATTGTTGTCAGATTTGTTGTTATATTTTCCATTCTTTTATCGAATTTCCATAGTTCTTATATGCCGTGCCGTGTTGATGTGGCACGAAGAACCCATCAACACGGCACGTTAAAGCTTATAAAAACGATCTCTTGAGTTACCTGTGAGTGATGTATTTCACAAATCTCTGGGCTATATCATCAACAGTTGTAGATTCATCGACAATTTCCATGACACTCTGATTCTCATCGTGGTATTTCCCATAGACTGATGTGTCACAAAGCGAATAGAGAACACTATCTTCTACGATACAGATCGTATAAGTCTTTTCTGAACCTCCTTGAGAGATATTACAATCGACGTGAGTGGATTTTCCTTCGTGTAAAGAGACAGACACACGAAGATCATCAAAGCGGATGTCTTCACGTGTCATTGACGAGCTTATAGAATCGTGAAAGAGGTTGATGACCTCATGATTCAGATTCTTCAATAGTTCTAAGACTTTCATAAGTGGGAGAGTTGGTTTTGTTCATTCTTTTTATACAGATTGGGCTGTCGGGATTTCTCCCCGACAGCCCAATCAAAATGATGATTATGGAATCTGAGACGTTTTTTAGATGTCCTCTGCTCTGTAAGATTTCACATTTTCACACTGGAACTTAAAACCAGTGATCTTATAGATCGCTTCCTGTGTGTTGTTCAGTTCCCATGCGGGTAGATTAGACTTAGGGAACATGATACCAACGTCGACATGTCTGATAAGTCTACCGATCTTGTCAGTGATGTCTATCGTACATTTCCCTGCATAGTCCTTCTTCAATGATTGGAAACCAGTGTTAGGATCATAACAGAGACGAAGCCAATCCTGCAGGAGGTTGTAAGGATAAGGAACGTTTGTTTCTGAATCCACATTTACTTCAAAGTCAAATGAAAGTTCGACCTTAGTATCAAGAATAGTACCAATGAACGATCTATCGTTATAACGGAACTTCTGTGTGACAGTACCTGGTACCTTATCGAGATCAAGACCACCAATTTTCAGCATCTGTTCGTGGAGAAGTTCTGCTGTACCGTACTTTTCTTTGAGGATGTCTGGAAGTATGATGTTGGCAGAGAACTTCGTAAGGAACAATGGTTCATCCAGCGAATTATTCACTCTACTCTTGGAGAAGTGATAATCTCTTGTATTGTTACTCATATTTTAATTCGTCTTTCTTTTAGATATTTTGCTTATTTAAGGTGGTATATTTGCCCGACGGAAACGTTTCTTTATTTTACATAAAGAAACGGAAAAAATCATCATGAACCACCTAATAAAACCAATCTTTGAAAGTTGGAGATCAGATTTCACAAGGGTTATTGATTGTGGCTACGATGTTGATATCTATGACGAAATACTAGCAAGTGTTATTGATGGTGACATTATGCAACCATTAAACACAGGTGGTGAAAGTTTCGTTTGGAAGCATATCGACGGAGACAAGGTTGTCAAGAGCACATCCACAAGACTTCTTGGTGTATCTTGTGACTATGAAGTCAACGCTGACTTCTGGTGCAGATCTCTTAAAACTTATAACAAAGTTTTCCCCGAGAGTAAGATAACACCAATCGCTTTCTGCATAATAGAGAACGACAGTAGTTACTTCATGACCACTCAGAAGTTCATCGAAGGTGTCGATGCTACAGAAGAAGAAATAAGAAGAGATCTTCGAAAGAGAGGTTTTAGACCATGTAAAAACAAAGAAACTGGCTATTCTCGAAACATCTACTTTGATGGTTACTACCTTATTGATGATGTCCGAGAATCAAACGTAATAAAAAGTGGTGGCGAGTTTTACTACATTGATGTCGGTTGCTATATTGTAAACAATCCCGACAACTACGAGTTTATCGATTAAAAATAAAGATTGGGCGTAACAACAAAAATGAAGAAGTTGTTACGCCCAATCTGTGTTCGGACTATTCTTGTTTCCTATCTTAAGATTTCACACTCTCCAGTTGCTGTATCCAAGATGAATGCTTCGTACTGGTTAGAATCTGTGAAATAGAGGTTCTTACCATTTTCCATAGCCACATGATTAGAATCGACGTTTGAGAAATCGAAAGCAGTATGACCAACGACTTGATGATAATCTCCGTAAGGGTTTTCCGAGAGAGCATTTGGTCGAATCCAGATCGGAGACTGATGGAAGTTATCACCATATTGCGATGTTGTTCTTTCATCTTTTCGGAACTCGACGATTCTTGGAGATTGCTTGAACAATGGGCTGATGTCTTCGACACTTGCATCTTCTCCGATCATCTCCTTAAACCAAGTCTCGGAGACCCCAGCATGAGAGAAAAGATAACCGTCTTCTTGGTGGGAGAGAACCAAAGTTCCGTTGTCTACAAGCTCATCAAGCGAACTTCCTGCAAGGACAAAAGTCGTGGTTGAAAATCCGCTGTATCTTCCCATACAGAACTTTGTATAGTGGAAGTCATGGTTACCAATAAGCATTATGACTTTCTCGTTTCCAAGTGAATCTCGAAGAGCGAGGATCTTCTTGAAGTTTTCGAAAGCCACCTGTGCAGAGACTTTTTTGAATGAATCGAAATAATCTCCCATGAAAACGATCTTCTCAACACGTTCTTTGTTTTTTTGAACATGTTCTATCCAAAAGTCGCTTTCGTGAATGTCACCAATTATGAGAATCTTCATTTTACCTAATCGTTGTTTATTGTAAATCTTTGTGCTTTATGCACCATCTGCACTATCTTATAGCAGATAAACAACTAAACATTTCTCGAAAAAGTATGAAAAAATTGGAGACCGTAGGTTCTGTTGCTATATTCGACATAGAGAAATCACCAATGGAGATCGAATATGTCATGGAGAAAGTAGAAGGCGAGAACTCATCTTCCCTTCTTCTTCGAGATTTTTCGACATCTTCTGATGGGAAAAATTGGGACACATGGAAAGCGTATAACAGAGATTCTCTTGTTGGAATCCGTGGAAAGTATATCAAAGTCAGATATGTCCTTGTGGAGAACTTCTTGGGAGTGAAGATAGAGATCGAGAAGCCACTTATTAAGTACAAATCTCCACAGACGACTTTTATAGATCAGGGAGAATCGTTCCTGTTGTCTGGTGTGGATTCTCTTCAAGATTATGCTCGAATGTCGATAGGTCTTCAGAAGCTGGAGATCGATATGAACTATTACATTCAGCAACATTCAGCGGTAAGTGTAAAGTATTGGCACACAAATCCAGATTTGAAGTCCAAAGATGAGTTCTTAAGAGAGTATTCTCTGCACAATGTTGTGGCGATGAAGATCTTGAAAGTTGTCTTGAAGGACAATCAGATCCCAGAACCTAAGCATGAGTTCTCGCAATGGGGGATCGAGTTTGAGAAACTTGAAGTTTACTTTGAGAAGACCTATTTCGAAGAAGTGTTTGGGGTGAGAGAAGAACCAAGGAAAATGGACTACCTTTACTTCTCAGAAATCAACAGAATGTACTACATCCAAGACGTTTATCTCAATCATGGGATAGGTGAACATGGAAGCTTCTATGTCTGTACAATCAAGAAATATGAAGACATGACGAATGTCGACAAGAGAGATGAAGACCTTGAGTTTTTAAAAGAACACGTGAAGATAGACGATTATTCAGATGAACAATTAGACGAAATGGAAGACATTCAGAACACGAAGCAAAATCTGGACAACGTAGGTGTTGATGATTTAGTACACTCAGAGTTTGATCCAAGTCTTGTGAAATCTGAAAGATGTGACTATGACAACAATGGCAATTCGCTCGGAAAGTTCATCTACGACATGTCGATAGGGGAAACTGGGAAAACAGCTATCAAGTATTCTCAGAGAGTTTCTTCAAAGCAGGGACTTTCGTTCATGTTCTGGATAGAACTCTTGGACGACAGTCTCTCGAAGGTGATCGAGGTAGATGGGAAGCCATTCTCGATTTCAATTTCCACAAAGAATATCGTCGTAAGTGGTGAATACTCTTTATCTTTAGATATTGATCTTCAAAAGAGAAAGTTCTATTGTGTTGTTATAGGAATCAACAATGAACACCACTTTATGAGGTTCAATGTTTACGCAGTAAATGACGGAGATTCGACAATTCTCAAGAGTTTGTTCAATCATACAGAACCAATGGAGAAGGTCATGAAACTTCTGTATAGAAAAAGATCATCTGTTTTGGAGATTGATGGACAAATTTCGCTGATCACTGGCAAGTACGCAATTCGACAGATCCGTGTCACAAATCAAGAAGTCGACGAGATTTATCATTCTTACATCATGTCAAAGCAGATGGTAAAGACACCTTCGAAGTTCTTCATAATCGATGATTGTCGTGATCCTCTGAACTTGGATAAGAAATCAAGATCACTTTTCAGAGAAATCAACGAAAGTTTCCTTAAAAGAAGGACTATTCATTAAAGAGAAAAGACTTATTCGATTAGGAGAGGATTTGGGGAGAAGACGACAAACTTCTCCCCAAATCCGTGTTTAAACATTGACCTCCAGCAATAATCAGAAAATTGGCTGGAAAGTGTTCTGGATTGTCGAATTAAAGAGAGGTACTTTCCTTGTCCTCGAAATAACCCAAGAATATGAAAATAGCGGAAAGTGGGTCAGAGTGCAAGGAAAGTACCTTCCTGTAATCAGAAGAGGTATTCTCGGGGATAATGGACTCTCGTCGGAAGACAATGACTATTTCCAAGGACTATCAAGGACTATCAAGGACTATCAAGGACTATGAAAGACTATGAAAGACTATGAAAGACTATGAAAGACTATGAAAGACTATGAAAGACTATGAAAGACTATGAA